CATGATCCTGACCGGAGCGCAGCTGGTTATATTCAACACGTTTTTCAGGACGACGCTCAAGCATGGATCGCTGTCTTTTTATTGGATACATCCGTTTAGCGAAGACACAGTGACGATCCGTTTTAAAAACAAGCCGGAATGGAAATGCGTAAAATCGGCGGCGAGCGTCAACGATAGGTTATATCAGGCGTCCGTGGAACTCGAAATCCAGCCATAAATCCAGCCATGACAGATATCTCTGACGACTTGAAACAGGACGCCTGGCAGAATTCCAGCGATCTTCCGCTTGTTCTCCTGACGATAAGTCATGCCGATCTTTCAGAAGACATCCGCGTCGTCAATAATAAAGAGGCCATAACATCTAACGGCCTGGAATACGTTGCCTTCCCGTTTGATATCCAGCTCCCAGATTCCAAAGAAGACTCCCAGCCTTCGGCTAAGTTGACAATTTGCAATGTTTCACGTGAGATCGGCCAGGCCATACGCCTGATCTCGACACCCCCCAGCATAACCATAACTGTCGTCCGCCAGGAAACACCGGATATCGTTGAGGCCCAATTTATCGGTATGCGCCTTAACAATGTTAAGTACGACATGATGACCGTCACGGGGGATCTGGAGTTTGAAGATCTGACGCGGGAAGAATATCCGTTTTTGAAATTTTCTCCGTCGATATTTAAGGGGATATTGTGACGCTTAAAGAATTTATTTATAACGCCCTAAGAGTGAAATTCGAGGAGAAAGGCCGGACGTATTCAGGCTGGGATTGTTTCGGTTTGCTCTTTTTGGCGTATCGGGATGTGCTCGGCGTAGAGCTTCCGAGCTTCGTTGATGATTATGTCGATGCCGGAGATACCCAGGCGTCCAGGCGCGTTATCCACGACATTATTTTAAGCCAGAAGCATAACTGGGATCCTGTCGAGAAACCACAAGCATTGGATGCTGTGTTGTTCAGACTCGGCGATACGGAAATCCATCTTGGCCTTATGGTCGACAAAAATAGATTTATTCACTGCGAGAAAAAGGTCAATACGGTGGTCGAGCGAATAGGCAGCGTGAAATGGAAAAAGCGGATAGAGGGGATTTACCGCTTAAAAAGAGAGACAGATGCCGGATAAGATCAAAATGACAGCCCTGGTCCACCCGTTCAAGTCTGCCAGAAAGAGGCTTGAGTTCGAGGAGGGTGCGACCGTCAAGGACATGGTTCTCGTCGCCCAGCCTAATGCGACAAAACTGCGCCACGCCGTTGTTTTTGTCAACGGCAAGATCATTCCAAAAAAGGCCTGGAGCACCCATAAACCGGCGGCAGGCGAGCTCATAGAAGTCAGGGCTTGTCCTATTCCTCGCGGCGGTGGTGACGGTGGCGGAAAAAATGTCTTGAGATTTGTTTTGACGATAGCCACCATCGCATTATCGGTCTGGGCTGGTGGAGCTTTGGCCAGCGCGGCGAATACACTATTTGGCTTAGGTGCAACAGCCATGAAAGTGGCGACAGCTGTTTTTACAGCCATCACAGCCACGGCCGGGATGCTCGCCGTCAACGCCTTGTGTCCCACCACATCTTCTTCTATCGCTTCGTTGTCGGGATCCGATACGACAGACTCCAACACTCTCTATATTGAGGGAGCGAGTAATTCACTCGATCCTTTCGGTGTCGTCCCTGTTGTCTTTGGCAAATACCGCCAGACTCCGCGCCAAGGGTCAAAGCCTTGCACGGAAATGATCGGAGACGATCAATACATCAGGATGTTGTTTGTCTGGGGCCCGGGCCCGATAAAGATAGACGAGGCCTCCTTGAAGATCGGCGATACATTGCTCAGTGAATTTTCGGATTACCAGATTGAGCATCGCGAAGGCCTGGCGACAGATGAACCATTGACCTTGTTCCCGAATGCCATCAGCGAAGAAGATTTTACGATTTCTTTACTGGCAGATACCGGATGGATAACCCGAACTACAAACATAAATGCGGACGAAATAAGCCTTGATATTTCTTTCTCTGGCGGGTTTGTGGAATACGATGCAAATGGCAATAAGCAGTCAAGGTCCGTCAATGTTGAGATTGAATACAGGAAGACAGAAAGCGGGGACGAATGGTCAAAAATTGATACGGCCGGGGAAAAATTCCAGGCAACATGTGATTCTTCCTGGCTCAATAAAACCGGAGACATCCTTGATAGTATCACATTCACGGGCAAAAAGACATCGGCCTTGCGCTATGGGATCCGTTGGGGGGTAGCGGAAAGAACGCAATATGATGTCAGGGTTCGCAGGATTACGGCAGATACGGATTCAAGCCTTGTGGCTGATAAAACCTACTGGACGGCCCTGCGATCAATAAAGGCAGAGGATCCCATCGATTCTCCCGTGCCTTTAGCTGTCACTGCTTTAGTCATTAAAACAACTGATCAACTCAATGGGGTTATAGACGATCTCTCCGGTATCGTGACGAGGGTTTGTAAAGATTGGGATGCCGTCACGGAGACCTGGATTGAGCGTATATCGCAAAATCCGGCGTCAATGTTTCGATTTGCTTTGCAAGGCAACGGAATGGCCGAGCCTCTCGAATACGCCAGAATTGATATTGAGGCATTACAGGATTGGCATGAGTTTTGCGTAGAAAAAGGGCTTACCTTCAACCAGGTTCGCGATTACTCATCGTCTGTCTGGGACACCTTGCGGGATATATGCGCGGCCGGCCGCGCGGCGCCGACAGTCATTGACGGCAAATGGTCGGTTGTTATCGATCGGGAGCAGGACGTCCCCGCCAGTGTCATAACACCGAAAAACAGTTTTAACTTCTCAGCTGAGAAGTTCTTTTTAGACCCGCCGCACGGCTGGCGCATCCAGTTTCCAAACGAGGACCAGGACTATAAGACCGATGAGCGCAGGGTATATCGGGATGGTTATAACGATGATAACGCCACCAAGTTTGAAGCGCTTAACTTGATTGGGGTCACTGATCCAGATCAGATATACAAACTTGGCCGCTGGCGGATAGCCCAGGTGTTGAATCAGCCGGAGCGATGGACATTTAAGCAGGATATGGAGTTTTTGACCTACCGCCGCGGCGATTGGGTAAAGATAGCCCATGACGTTATGATTGTAGGCTTAGCGCAAGGGCGAGTCAAAAGCATAGTCACGACAGAAGACAAGGCCGTAGTTTCCATAGAGCTTGACGAAGAGGTCGTCATGGAGGCCGGTAAGACTTATGGGGTAGTCATCCGCACCCTGGCGAACCCAAACCTGTCTGCGCAGGTCTTAACTACGCCCGGAACGACAACAAGCCTTGTTTTTTCGGAGGAGGTTGCCGGGATAGGATCACCGGCAGAAGAGGCCATTAACGTTGGTGATATTGTCTGCTTTGGGGAATTCGGCGAGGAAACAGAGGACGCGACCGTCATCTCAATATCCCCTGACAATAATCTCCAAGCCACAATCATCGCCGTTCCCTACCGGCCGGCTATCTACGCTTGCGATACGGAAGAGATTCCAGAGTTCGTGACAAAAATTTCGGCGCAGGATGCAATCCCGGCGCCAAATGTGACATCAATGGTTTCCGATGAAACCGCAATCGTCATAAGTTCTTCTGGAACCTTGAAAATAAGGATCGGGATAAACTTCGATCCGTTAAACACAAACATTTTTGGAACAGGAAACGAGCTTATTGTTCAGATCAGACAGAATGGGACAGGAGAGTCTTTTTACCCGGCGGTCATAGAAGAACAAGGAAAAGGCTACGTATTTATCGGAGATATACGGACAAAAGAAATTGTCGATATTCGCCTGAGGTGGAAGGTCGGCGGGAAGCTGCTCCCGGGCCCATGGACAACTATCACTGGCTATACCGTTGTCGGGCGGTCCACAAGCCCTTCTCCGCTCAAGAACATGACCATTTCAGCCATCGGCGGTCAGGCAATGATCCGTTGGGACAAGCCGGATGAATTGGACGTTCTTTATGGCGGTGAGGTTGAGTTCAGGCACTCTCCTTTACTGGAAGATGCTTCCTGGGGAACCAGTGTCAGCATAGGCCAATCAGCCTTAGCAAGGACTTTGTTCGCCGTCTTGCCTCTGAAAGAGGGGACATATTTTGCCAGGGTGTATGACGTTGATGGGAATCCATCGGAGACCATAGTTTCAGTTACCACGAAACAAGCCAGCGTAAATACCTTTGCTTCAGTTTCTACTTTAGACGAGGCCCCTAATTTTCTTGGAACACACGATGATACCGAAGTATCGTCAAACGCATTGAAGCTTGTTGATGGGGGATCCCCTGCAGTCATGTCGGGCACATATTATTTTTCCCAAGGCATAGACCTGGGATCTGTAAAAAATGTCCGTCTTACAACCAGGCTCGGCGTGGCTATTTATAACGTCAATGATATTATAGATTCCCGCCTTACAAAAATAGATACCTGGGTTGATTTTGACGCAACGGTTAACGGGGGAGCTGATGCAAAAGTCTTTGTCCGGCATACAGACGATGATCCCAACGCTTCCGGTGCTTCCTGGAGCGCCTGGGAAAGGTTGGATAGCGCGGAATTTGAAGCCAGGGCTTTTGAGTTCTATGTTGTTCTTGAGCGAGACGAGGTCGATTATAACATTCAAATCAGCGAGTTGGGTATAGATGTTGATGAGATTGCATAACAGAGGAGGTTTTATGACGCAGAGGTTGCTGTTCGGAGTGATCGCTTTTCTTGGTTTAGTTTCGCAAGGTTTTGCCTCGCAGCATGATTATGTCATTGACAACGACTATGGAATTAATGTCAGGGCAGATATAAACAATGTTTTATCTGCTATCGTGACCCAAAACTCGGGTCCCACAGAGCCGACAACGACCTATGCGAATATGTGGTGGTATGACACATCAACCGGATTGTTAAAACGCCGCAATAACGCAAATGACGCGTGGATCACCATAGGACTCGAAGCGGCCGACACAGACGGAACGCTGGCAGCGAACTCAGATTTGAAGATCCCGACACAGAAAGCGACAAAAACATATGTTGATACCAAGGCGTCTAA